CATCTTTCTAGGAGACACAATGGGGCCAACATGCGGAAAAACTACCAGCGGACTCGAACCGCTCACTTTGTGCCACTAGGGAGGCCTGGACCAGATGCCTGCTGGGTCGCAGGATGCGGGTTTACTTGTTGCGCTTGCTTGATTGCGCTCTGACGCTCACGGAGCCGTTGTCTTCTTGACTTCCTGGGCTCTGAAGGACTGGGTGCCTGTTGCAACGCCACCTTCGGGGTGACAACAACATCAACCACAGTCTTGGTCATCGTGGGCTTGGACTTGGACTTGTTGTTAGCAGGGTACGTCTGCTTATACTCCCTGTTTGAGTAGTAGCCTGTGGCGTATTGAGAACGCTTTGGGCTACGGTTGACTCCAGGGACTCGGAGGCGACCACCTGGGCCGAATCCATCGACAATTCGTCCATGTTCGACGAACACCTCGTAGATTCCATCTCGTGGGAATTTAAATCCTGCAACATCGCCACTAAGGACGCTTGCAGCTGAAGAAGCTGCTGTTGCGACTTGAGGCGGAGCAGGGACAGATGGTGGTGGGCTTTGACCGTCGCTATTTGGGCTTGGAGTCGAGTGATTTGGGCTAACAGGGCTACACACTGGGTTGGGGTTTGAGATGTCATTAATGGGCATAACAATGGGTTCTTCGTTGCTTACGGGGGCGGAGGGAGGATGCATCAATTCGCCATTAACAATGGCGGAGACTTCAACCTTGACTACCTGATGATCAGCATCGACAGTACCAAGCTCTTGAAGTTGCTCAAGGGTATTCACATCCTTGAGTTTGGAATCAAACTCCATCACTTCCGAACAAGTTACCCCCAGGGACTGCGCCACTGCCTCAACGGCTAAGTGGTGACCAGGGGGCAGCTGAGGCCAACTGTCATTTACATCACCAACAACCGTAGACATATAAGTCCGGTCGTTGTATAAATGACGTGTCATCTCAGCAAGCTTGTTCTTGTCTGTGGGCTGTCGTCGCCAGGCGCCGACCGATTCACCGTAAATACGTTGGATCGCTCGACACCACTCCGCTAATATGGGCGTAGTCGAATCAGTTACTAAATAACTGCCCGTTCTGTTTATTGCCGCGAGCCCCAAGGGAAGCTGGGACTCATTTGTCAAAGTGACATGTATCTTCGACAGTGTGCGTTTTGGGTCCTGAACTGATTCATCAGATACCCAAGGATCAAGGTAAACACGTCCAAGGAACGTTACCATATCGTGAGGGCGTCGCACTATCACCTTAGGAGGTTGAAACCCTAACTCCTGGGTGACTCGTGTGATCAGAGCTTCTTGAGCAACAATAACGCCATC